ATTCCACACAAACGAAACGCGAAGAGTTTCAGTGCTGCCTTCAAATTCGGCGACGAGTTCTCTTGCGAAAAACTTTCGGTGAAGGAAGTCAGGGCCCCAATGTTAACCCCTTAAATGGGAGACGGAGAGAAAACTTTTGACAAACAAAGAACTAGTCATTCTTTGGCCTACCCGAAAGTATCCTTAAGTAATTCCAAACTAGGTTTGGTATCTGTTTATGGAATATAGTCAAACTGACGAAAGCTATTTCTGCACTCAGAGGATTTGGAGGATCGGGGCGAAAGCCCAATATGTGCACGTACTTTTACAAAGCGCGGACGAAAGAGGTGGTGAAATTTTTAAATCTTGTAATATATGTATTAATATGACTGAGGTCACAGTTGTAACATTAGCTTGTGCTATAGTTTTACATTGGATATTTGCACTTTGTGCATTTAACCTGTAAACACATCTTATTTATTGCACTTGGTAGACTACATAAGGCTAATACTGCGCGTAATACGCGTGAGCTTATAGAATGGTTTATTTTGTGCTTGTAACATTACAAAAGAGATGGTGTTTTAGTGGACCCCGTAGTATCTGCCAATACTACGCGCCCTTTGTGCGATATACCTACCGATTGGATTGGGACGTGAAACGCTCGTGGATGTAACTGGGAGACATATCGTCGACCGTGAAATACCAGTCCCCATGAGACGGATTCAATTCATAGATACAATCCCTGGCAACCCTTGCGAGTTGCTTGCTCGTGCACGTGTTGTGACGTGTGAACGATAAGACAAGATTAAGAACCCGGCGCACCCGGGCGCTTGATGATGTGGAAACTTTGGGAGAGTTGAAAACGTTCGTATTTTCGGATTTAGAAGGAAGATAGTTTAGCGAGCTATCGATGGAATAATTGCTTGTACTTGAGATCCTCAGGGGACATCATGAGTATTAGTGCTGGAAGTGCGGGTGCACTTTTTGTCGAAATTATGGTTATAAACGTAGTACTTTCTAAAACAGGTGATGCTGTGACCGTATATCCGGAGCGGTGTCGCTTTGGTTAGTGTGTTTATGAAATTAGTGTGTTTGATTGCTCAGCAACGGACACTAATGGATGAATGCATACGCCATTGTGGTACGCGCCTAAATTGTATTGCGCAATATTATTTTCTAGACTCCAGTAGACTGAGTCATGGGACCTTTGGGTTTCATCATACGGCAGGGAAGGCATGACGCAAGAAGACGTCATTGCAAAGACAACCTAAACCCTGTTGCGAGGTTGTGATCTTTTAACAAATGGATAATCCCCCCTCAAACGTAACACTACCTAATGTACTAAAATCACAAAAGAAGGAGGTGAAGGAGGAGTTGACCCAGGAGGAAAAGGTCTTACTTGCTAGGCAAGAGGCCCTATATAAACAGGCCGAGTCCGAAAGGACAAAAGCGGGCGTCGTCAGAAAGGCGATCGGCGATGCTTTGCTTCCAGACGAGCTAGATGCGTTGAATAAAATGCGTGCTGAGCTTGGTGTACCGATACTTGAAGAGAAACAATCACTTTTCGCAAAAATAAAGGCTAAAGCTGCGGAAGTATCTGAGGATCTTTCAGATTTTCTCTCTATAAAAAATACTGCTGTACAATTAATTGGTACTGACCCAAAGGAACTTGTTACTGAATTTAGAAGTAACTTTGGGAATCTTGACACACATATGGATGATGCAACAAATAATGTTATATCGAGAGTGTCAGACAAAATCGAAGCTTTGGATCGTCGTCCTAAGCTTGAAGCATCTGAGGCCTTTACGTGGATGCAGAAGTGGGTTGAAACTTTGATATTTTACTTATATGAAGAACTGAAGAAGGAGCCAACAAAATATATTGCTGTATCTTCAGATTATACTAAATTTTTTGTATCGTTTGCGATCATTAAAACACTTATATATGTATTATTGAACCCACAAAAAGATTCTAAATCCTTGTCAGAATTCAGGAGCATATTTGTTCTTTATGGAACTCTTGGTTCATGGTTTACTGCAATGGTAAACACGATATTAATTGATCCAAGATATCAATGTCGGAACTATCCTCATAAACATATTCGTAATGTTTATCAAAAGGAACATCTTGAAGAGGTTAGTGAAATATGCGTAGAGTCCTTGGAAGAACTGTTTAATCAGGTTTCTCCTCGGCAAATGTATGAAAGTATGACAGGATATAAAGATAATAGTGAGGATTCTTTCACAATGATGAATGTTTTTTCCTTCGCAGAAATACGAAGTTTATTATCATCAGATCAAAAATTTAGTGAAGATGAATTAAATCTCCTCAACTATGAATCAGAACGTGGTAGATCAAGATCTCGTTCTAACACTCCATCCAAAAGCGTGCGAACACGTAAGAATAGGAGTGAATCTTTGGAGACTTCGCCAGCAACTCCTAGTTCGATGGATTTTGCGAGTGTGGACTCAAAAGAATCTAGCGATGACACTGAAACGGGAGAAGAAGAGGAAATTACCGTGTCACGCAAAATCGGGCCTACTCGTCTTGACGAGTTGACTCGTGTATATAAGGACTACCCATATGTATTAAAATGTAATCATTTTGATTGGGATGCCCTTGAACTAGCCAGCGCAACTGAAAAGATGTTTTCATTTATAATTAGCGTTGGTGGAAAGTTTAAAATTAATTTTGGTGGATATGTGTTAAATAAAGTGAATTTATGTCAAATAATAGCATCCACACAAGATGGTGAACAATGTTTTCAGGTTGTTCACGCATATCCTGATTTTGATAAGATGTCAGGAATAATCGGACCGAAAAAAGCCCTACAAATCCGACAAGCTATGTTGGAAATGACGGAAGGTGCAAAAGGCCTTCTTAATTCATTATTTGGATTTGAAACTATATTCAAAACGTTATTGAATGGTATCCATAATTCCCCTGAGTGGAAAGATATATGGATTGGGCGAATAGGAATGCTCAAATCAGTTGAAGACGTGGAAATGAACACGGAACAGCGTTTAAATGCTCTTGTATTAACGCTTGATAAACAGAATCCTTTGATGGCCTCTGATGACTTCAAAGGAAAATTTGAGCTATCTGAATCGGAATGGAGACGATTAGGCATCGTTATTATAATGTTTATTATTTCTGCTATCTTAATTGGTGGTAAAGTGTTTAAACGTGTACGACGAGGAACGATGCATTTCGGCGCACAAACATTAATGGATCTTATTAATGCGCTGATAATTCCAATGGGAGTAATTTCCCCTGATGTTGGATTGGTTACTAAATTGGCAAAACATGCTAGTAGACTAACAACATTAAATGATGATGGAGATCACTTAGAAGCAAGCGTGGATAATCATCCTGTACTTGAAAAAGAGGATGAGGAAGTGTTAGAAGATATTTCAAAAGATTTTTCTTCGTTTGATCTTGGTGAACAGCTCAATTATCCGATTACATTTATTGAGCTTGGTTGTTGTGATGGTGGTATTTGGACGACTATGTCTGAGGATCCTCAAAAGGTTCCTGAATACCAATTACGGGTTATGGTTTTGATCATACAATATGTTTCAAAATACCCTATAAAACGTGAACTTTTACAAAGACTGGATCGAGTCTTTTTAGGCTGGATTCGAGAACAGAAACGATTTAAAAGAGAATTTTTGTTTAAAGCCGGAGTTCATTTGTTATGTAAATTACGTACAACAACTTCGTTATCATTGATTGCCTTGTTTAAGAAACATGGCTTTCAGGCCATACCGCTTATATTTCAAATATATCCGATTCCCGCCGTTTGTATAGTTGGGAGTGCTGCTCTGGCACTTTCTGCTGTGGTAGGAGCTATTGTAGCGATGGCACAAAATTCGCATAATAATCGCGATGGAGAAACAGAAGCGAATTTGAATCGACCTGTCTCCAAAAGAAATTATAAAAAAGCCGAGTTTTATATCTCTGATCCGCAAGCGACATTTATGATGATTAGCGGTGAACAAGGACCACTCACTCCTGCTATGTATGCTTATCGACCTGCTTTAGATAAAAATAAACAGGTTAAGGGATTTTATCTTGATCGTGAGTATGACTGGATAGTTAATTATCGTGATAAAAATACAGGAGAACCTAGAGAAAAATTTTTGGCTTTTGGGCGCGTTGAGCGATTACTCGATGACATTAACGGAGGTAAGCCCATGAAACAACATGATATAGTACAGATTGAAAATTTACTACATCAAGTTTCAGTAGTTCCGTCAGAGCAAAAAGATAAGGATGAATTTAGCGTTGATCTTAAATTGAGAACATACCAATTGGGAAAGGATAAGTACCATTTGGAAGCAGCAAGTTATGCCCCTAACTCGAATTGTGGTGATTGTGTTAGGTGTGGATTACCCATAATTGTGAACTTTATGGGTGATGGTTGCTGTGAATGTCCTAAGAAGAGTGTTCAAATTGAGATGGTTCAAAAGAAACCTAAGGTGCAAGATCCTAGTGGTGCACCTAAGAAAGAAGGTGGTTATACTTCAACTATATTTCCTAAGAAGGATACAGTTGCTGCTAGTGTACTTGCGTATGGACCTAAAAGCGCTTATTCACGGGCTAATCCCCAAACTGAGGAGAAGAAATTAGTCGTTAATCACTATGCGAGTGTTGTTGGTGCGAATAAAATTAACCAACCTAATCAGCTGTCTGCAGCTAAGAGACTCGAAATGGCTAAATTAAAGATGATGAAAGAGACGCAAGTCAATTTTGAATCTAATGATTCTGAAGTTTGTGCCGTGAAACCTGATTATGATGTACCTGAGAAGGTTGTGCAGGATCAGGGATCAATCATTACTTATGTGCCATTGCATAATGATACTCGTGAACTTAAAAAGGATGACTTATTTATTAGAATAGGAAGAGATCGCGAGGTTGCTGTTGTAAATGAAGCAGGACAAATCTTTCCGGTGCTTAAAAGATCGGATGGACAATTAGAATCTGCTTTAGAACTCGGTACTTGTATCGCCAGTGGTGTACTTGGAATCGTTCTTATGGGCGCGACTTTTGTCGGGTTCGTGATATCTAGTATGTTAACTATTGGTAGTGCTATGGCTATTGCCGAACTCCTTGACGGGGAGGTTGGTACTTATGAAGAATTTGTCAAGGAAAATGGTGGGAAGTCTAAATATATTACCCGCTCAGAATGGGACAAGATGAACTTAAGCGAGAAAAGTCAAATGTTTCTCGATAATAAGAAAGAAGGTTTTTGCGTAATCTCTGATCATGTGACCGGAGATATGGACAAAATGTTACAGGAAGACTTACGTCAGTCAAAAATTTCTAATTTGGAAGAAAAAGAATTTGCTGCAAATAAGGGTAATTTTAAAATTGATACTCGTGGTAATATCTTTGCGGATAAAACCATTGAAATTACAAATTTTACACCTAAGAAGTTTCCTGATGCGCATAAACCAGAACCATATACTTTTGTTCAATACGAAAGTACTGCAATAAAGCCTGTTAAGTCTGAAGGTGTTAAAGTATTGAAAGAATTTAACTTCAGTATTAATAGTGACAATAAATCGAGTGTTGAGAGCACCGATGATTGTATGCCACAATATGGTTATATTGTAAATGGTGAATTTGTCCCTGGTGTGTCGAAGGAAGTGCGAGCTGCCTTAGATACTGGGAATGTTCGATTAAGGAGAGATTTAATTGCTAAGCCACAAGAACGAAAGTTATATGGAATGGTTAATGGCAAATTAATCCAATGTGGAGTAACCCATGATTACTTCGCTCCTATTCCCTCTGATGGTGATCTTCAACCTGAAAAGGTTTCTGGTGTTGAAATGGCCAGTGAAGAACCACATTTTGCTATTCCGTCAATCCCTTATGTTGATATAGAACAAAAAGATCATCGAGTTATCTCACATGCTGTTATAACCGATAAGGGATTACTTGCGAATGCCCACGCTATTCCTAAGAGTGGGCCTGTATTTTTGGATGTTGAAGGAGCTAAACTTCGAATCCCCGCTATTGAGGAATTTGAGGTGATTAAATATCCATATGGTGACCTTGTTATGATAAGGGTTGCTATTCCTAACCATAGCGTAAATCGAATAACGCAGAGTCGATTCGCTAAAATGGACCATATTAAAGGAGATATGGCGGTTATGATGTACGGTGTAGAGCGTATCGGGTCTAATGTGAGAATTATCTCGCATCCCGGTACTATTCGTGAGGTTGATGGAAAATTCGTAGTTGAAAATGCTAACTACGGAGATACAACGCATGCTACGTATTGGTCCGTTAAAGGTCATTGTGGATTTTTGATATTTGACGAAAATGGTAAAATACTTGGTATGCATTACTGGGGTGAGAAGAATTCAATGAACGGTTTTGTTTCGTTTTTTGTTCCGCGCTTTCAAGAATGGTATGGCAGTTTAAACTGCTTGGCTGCGGCGCGGTTGTTCGACCCAATATAAGAACACATCCTTCACCCCCTTTTCCGGAACCACCGGAGATTACCATTTTGACTGAAGAATTTGAGGTATTTGAAAGTTATTTGCCCTGTGTAGGAATGATTGCTGGGAGGCACCTTCCTTCACATTCTTTCAGTCAAAGTGCGTTATATGGTAAGTTCCCAGTGGAATATGGCCCAACTCAAATAAACCTTCAATGTGTATATAATAGTTTGAGAAAGGCATGTGTGCGAAATGTTGTCCTGCCGGAAAGGATACAGATAGAAATTAGGACAATTATAGATAAAATGTATGGGCCTTATATGATAGGAACCGTACCTTTGTCTTTTGTCGAGGCTTTAGAACGAATAGATGATAGTAAAAGTCCTGGACACCCAATGTATTATGCTTGTCACCAAAAGAAGCAAGTGCTTGAAAATCCAAAAATGTATAAGTACTTAAAAGAATGCATTATAAGGTGGTTAAAGGACCCAACATATATTCCGATTTGGACGGGAACTTTAAAAGATGAATTAACACATTTAAGTAAAATTCGATCTGATTCTACTCGAATGTTCTTTAATGGTCCATTTTGGTTTCTTATGTGTCAACATATCCTTTATGGTAATATGCAAGATAGGTTAAAAGGAGCAATGGGGCAACACCCTAGTACGCTTGGCATTTCGGTGCCTGGCCCTGCTTTACCAAACTTGCTTTTTGAGTATCAGTCATTGTATAATGAATATATTGAAGAAGGTTATGGAACCTTTCAACAAGAAATGACTCCATATGTTACTATGTTTGATTTAGATCACACTAATTTTGATCTCTCTGTTTCATTATCGATAGTACAAGCTGCATCGGAGGTTAAGGAATCATACTTACCAATGATCGGCGTTGTTGATATTGATGGAGAACAAGTTGAATTTGATTATATAGCTTGTCATAGAGCTTGTGTATCTCAAATCTATTGTGGATTTGTTGCTGTAGGTGGAATGGTGTATAATATAATGGGGAATAAATCTGGCCAGTTGTTGACTGGTGATGATAATTCTATACACGAACCCGCCACTATCTATCCTGGGGTGAGACCATATTTAGATCCTCAGGATCCTGTTAAAACTTTTCTTAGTGGAAAACACTCTGCAAATGGTGATGATGCGTTAAAATTAATGATATTTTATAAACGCGTTGATGTTAAAACACTTTTTGCTAATTGTGCATTGTACGGAACGTATCTCTCAACAGTTTCCGGATTTACAGAAAATGCACTTGATATGATGTACCTTTCCCATAAGGTTAAAAGAGCGTATATTCCATTTTTGAAACAAGATATGTGGATTGCACAGCCGAGGGAAAATAAACTCCTTAGTGCACTCTCGTTCAAGAAAAGAAAAGATGATGCCCTGACTGTAGCTCGATTTTATGCAGTGTGTAATGGCCTATTCGGATATGAATCAAGGTATAAAGCACTACAAATTGTAGATAAGTGGGTATCAGAAAATCCTCGACATAAGTTGATGGACACGGATTGGAAAGCCGCGATAAGTCAACGTTTATCGGATCGTCAATTGGCCACGATCCACTTCGGCATTGATTATAATAATACTTCTTAGGGGGTTCGCATTCCCCCAATTTTGTGCCTTTGTTTATTACTAAGAATGAACTAAAGGGCTGTGATATACTTAGTGTAGCAGTACGTCGATCTATATAGAACTAAAATCACAAAAGAAGGAGCTGAAGAAAGAAAAGAAGCTGATTAAGGCTGAACGTAAAATGTTCGAAGGGCCACAGCTTCCTCAACGTATGAAGCAACTGGAGAATCAAGTAACCCAGCTACGTAAAGCTTCCAAATCCACGAAAAATCAAGCCAATGGACTTCGTGGTGCAGTTAGGGCATTTAAAAGTAACAAATTTATTTCGTCCGCTGCTTCGGGGAACGTTATTTCCGCTGCCAATACAGAACCAACAACTATGGCTGAAAAGAATTATTGTTCCCCTTATTTGCGTTCGCTCCTCGTTCCGGAGGACGGCGCAACTAGTGTTCCCGATGATGTAATGAGATTGCATTCTATAAGAACAGAAACTGTAACTTATAATTTGGCAATGGTTAATCCCGATGCCTCAACTGGACCTGTTTCTGGCGTTCTCATTCTTTATCCAAATCACCCAACCAATTTGATTGGATATAATTTTATTTATAATCCAACCACTTCAAATTATGTTTATAATACGAGTTTACTTACTGCTCAAAATCTTTCAGTAAACTATGATTATGCAAGAAGGACTTCACAAATTCTTACTATTAAATCAAGCACGCTGCCTTCGGGTATGTATGCTATAAATGGTACTATGAATGCTGTTCGCGTTGATGGAACTGTATCTGAACTTTCATTGACACCTGCGACATTATATTCACAAATTCTTGCTGATACAACAAATTTATATGATAAAATTGGTAATGTGAGTGTAGGTGATGGACTTGCTGTGCTATCTATTCCAGACTCGTTCATAAATCCTTACACTCGACTTGGTGATACATCACCTTTGACATTAAATATTGGAAATTCGATTGCGAATACAATTATAGATTCTGGTCAGGATCTTACTTATCACTTTTTGGGAAACTCAAATAGTGTTTCAGTGGGAACGTCTGCTGTTACACTTTTTAGTATTACTTCAAATGTTGATTCCACTACTGGAGTTATGTTGAATCTGACATATCTTCCTATAATTACATCAATTTCCACTGCAGTAACTTGCAATTTAATCACTGAGATCACATATTATGATCCTTTTGGAAATGAGATCTTCCAGCAGGAAGATACACAAGGGATTAGTTTAGCGAATGTGCTTTCTAGCACATCCGATAATGTGATAACTATTAATATTTTTGCGAATCCAATTAGATTCGGCGGGAACGCAAGTTCCGGCCCTATTGCTGGTTTCAATTTTCTGGTTGCGGCAGTTTGTAATGCAGGAACGGCTAATGTGGCTTTACAGAACGTAGACTTAAAGCTTGTCGTTCCAACTGGTGCGCGTCCCGGGCTTAATCAACCTGTGGTCGTTGTTCCATATCAATCTGTCGCAAATGATTCAGTTTTAACTTTAACTGGTATATCGAATTTTGAGTTAATTCCTAACCCTGATCTTCGACAAAACCTTGAAACTACTTATGGGCACTTCGATCCTGAAGAGCTCGAGTATGTTAAAACTATTGTAATGAATAGAGAAAAATATAATATTCGCAGTGTTTTTAATGCTAAAGAGTATGATCAACTTAAGCCCGCCTTTCGCGAGTTGGCTGATTGTAAAGTACATTCAGCAACATCAGAAGCCTTAGGATGGGGAGATATTGCACGCTTTGTTAAAAAGAAAGTATTTCCAGCGTTGCAACTCGGTGCACAAGCTGTACTCCCACAGTTTGCCCCTTTTGTTAATGGGATCACTAATGGAATCGGATCTCTAATATCTGATTCCGCATCCGGACGTGTTCGTCAGTATGCAGGCCAGAGAACTATACGAGCCTACTTATTAGACGCACTCCGTGAACATCACAAAGCTCATTGGGAAGATGAATTTGAAAAGGGTACACTTAACCCTTATCATCATGAACTTGTTCATGAAAGATTTGAAACAAACAAGTTCTATGCGCAGTTGGATATTGTATCCAAGGCATTCCAATATGAGCTAACAAGAGATAAAATGGACCCTATACTTGTAAAATTTTTGAGTCAATATTATGTTTACTTGTGTGATGAGCCTCTTATTCTTGATTTTGATGACGCGCAGACATTATCTAGCTTTGCTGCTGGATCTTTACGCGATGTTATGATAGCCAAGTTATATGAGGTGTACCCTGAATATTACCAATATGTCGCTTTCAATGAATTTTGGCCGAAGGTCCTGTCCGAGGAATTCGATCAGCTTTGGGCGTATGAAAAGTGGAATCTCCTTACTAGATGCATGGAGGACATATATGAACAAAATTATGTTGCATTAGGAGAGGAGACGCGACAAATTGGTGTTATTGGGTATTGGGAAGTCGATACTCCTTTAATGAAGATGTTACTTAAACTTAGAGCTAGTATTTCTGCCACTATTGACGATATTGTTAATTGTGGTGTTTCTGAAATGAATTCGCTAGCACTTGGTTGTTCGACTTCCCTTGAAGCTAAGAAAGCTGTTGATTCTCAAGGTATGATTAAGACAGCCCTAGATATGTTATTTCGCGGGCCGCATGTACTTCAAGATTGTGAAGATATTTTTGTAAAAATTGAGAACATTGTAAAGAAATATAAGTTTTCTGGCTTTGAATCAATCTTTGATAGTTTGATTCATGATGAGAATTTTCAGGCATTAACAGTTGTCGAAAAATTTGATCGATTAAAGCAAGTACTCGTGCGATCTTCGCGAGAATACTGCATTGCAAACCGTGAATTTACTGAAGAAGTGAATGTGCTTTTTCGTAATGCAAATTATCAGGCTGCAAAGTCTGCTGAGTCACATATACAATGGTTTGTTGATCGTTCAATTGTCAATTTTATCGATGTGATGCAAACTCAATATTTGTATCAAGCTAAAATGCTTGAAGAGGATCAGAAAAGAAACACTGTTTATCGACAATTATTGGAGGAATTGCAAGAAAAAGTTGCATTAAAACAAAGTACTCCTAGTGTTTCTACTATTCGATCTTATGCAATGGAGAATGATTTAGAAGAGTTGGTTAAATCAATTCAGGAAGAGATGAAGAGAAAATCTGGGGAATCTGATGAAGAACTAGAAATGGTTGGATCAGTGAACCCGGATACTATTAATTTCTCCCATACTTTACATTCTCTAAAAGCTGTTTATAAAATTTTTGGATCTTTTGAACCCCTACAAATGTATAAATGTTCAGATAAAGGAAAGGTGTTATTGCAAAATGATGACGCTATTCCTATACAAGGGGCGATGAATGGAGATAAATTTATGTACAAAATCGCACTTCCAACTGATTATGTTGCTTTTTTGTGTACAGCACCTATGCATAAATTCGTTGCTGGGTATGGTTATGAGCCAGGAAAATTAAGGCGCCAGGATAAATACGATCAATGTTTTTATTCCTGGAATTCGTTTAATACTGCAAAGTGTGATAAGGCTCATCCAAACCTTAGAATTTGGACTTCCACTGACGTTTGGGGAAGAATTGGTAAGTTTGCTGTTGATGTTGATGAGGGAACCTGGTGGTACTATCCAGGCCCAATCATGGATGCACAAGTCTTAAATCAGATACTTACTGTTGATAGCGATGTAGAGCATTTGCTTGAACGCCTTCAATCTTCCACTAACGTTGGACTTCCATTTTTGCCAGATCCTAGTGATACACATATAATAGTTAAACCAAGGTTTAGAACATTGTTTCGAAATGTGGCCATGGGTTTACAAGATGTGCAACCGAAGATCGCGCAGCCCTTTGTTCAACCAAAGCGTATGCGCCCGCAACGTGATCGTTTAAATTGGGCGAATTATATTAATAACACCCAAAATGCTAAAAGCATTAAAAGTACCAAGATCGTAGCTTTCCCTACAATTACAGTTGATTCTGACAATTTTGAAGTGGGAGATGGTTTCTATATTGCAGCACAAGGAGACTTTCGATCTTTGCTTGGAAAAACACAAGCAAGTCAAGCTAGATCTGTTGATGGTAAGAATATATGGGGGCTGGATTTAAAGGACAGTATACCTTTTCCGATAAAAGATGATATAACTTGTCTTCCAGTTGACCCCGCGGCGTTTTCTGCCGGGAAAATCGTGATATACCAGAATGGTCCACCTTTGGCAGGTCATTCCTGCGAAGGAGCGTTTTGGTTATTAGCGAATAAGGATTTCAAAGGAATTTACCCAGTTCCAATAAGTGGTGAATTGAAATTCCTAGATGGTCGTGCTATATTGCAACCCTTGCCTGTGTTCAAATTAAAAGCAAGGTTTTGCCATTCATTTGGATTGCCCATCATTGCCAATGATAAGTTAGCCGACTACCCTGTGCAGTCAATGAACGATGTGCCTTCATTTCCTCCTGAATTTTTGAAGCGCATTGAGCCCAAAATGTCCCTCTAGTTGTGCTTAGTAGTGGTGCGTTGGTGTTGGTGAGGGATAAAACTCTCACTGGCATCTCGCACTCCGAAGAAAGTAGAGGGGTGAAAATTTATTAAGCCAGCGAAAGGAGTGTTAACAAGCTAAGGCGGATTCGTAAGTATCCCGCATGAACGAAAGTACGGCATATAGTAAGAACTACTTGAGCGCTGTATTTATACAGTATATTTACTGCATATAGTTGTTTGCTAATTGAGCATTCATGTCTGTTACTCCCCAGGAACTGTTAAAGTAGACTTTTTCCATGAGGATGGTTTGTCGAAATTCTGTACGCTTACAGGTGTTTTGAGAAGGATGTTTCCACAAGAAAACAGGAC